AATCTTGTCTAATTGACGTCCATAACGCAATACTTTAATAGTACCGTTATTTTCTGGTTTCTTAGGATCGTTTACAACATAAACGTTAACTAACCAGTTTTCTTTACGACGAAGATTGGCTTTAGCACGTTCTTTTTCTTCATTTGTACCATCACGTAATACTTTAAAGTACAGTTCACTTACAGGGCAACGGTCGCCCCAAGTTGAAGGAGAAGTAACACTAGCATACTTACCTGTACTAATGCTATTCCAACCATGATGAAAGTAATGAAGAATCGTTTCTTCAGGATTCTTAATATTAGGTAATAATCTAACAACATAAGGTTTATCGCTAGGTTCCATCTGAAGAAGGTTACGATAAGCTGAACCTTCGCTTGACTTTGTCTTTGTTTTGTCTAAAGCATTCTTAATGCTTTCGAACATATTTGAGTTATAAGGTTTCATATTGAATGATAAGGTATATTAGTATGGTTTTATTTTTTATCAAGAGAAAGTTCACTTATTCTTTTTAATCCCTCTGTAATGATTTTCTTAGCTCGGGATGAGTTGTTTAATCGTATTTTAAACTTGACAATATCGTTTGCAATCGTTTTTAAATAGATTTCTTTATCTTGCATTTGCATGCTATTAAAAATTGTGTCAAAATTGAATAAAGATAGCAATACATACAGATTAAGTTGTTTATTCCTGTAATCCTCTAAGCATCTCCATGTATAACCAGATTTTAAGTTACAATACTGTGATAAACTGATTCGTTCGTTAATACAAGTAGTAGCTAGATACTTTAAGGATTCAAGAATATGTTTAATGTGGCCTTCAGTATCGGGTAATTCTTCGGTCCTCTGACTCTGTAAGAGAGAGTAACAGGCAATAGCTTTTTGCGTGAGGTAGAAGTTGAGCGGGAAGTGTTCTTCGTCTTTGTAGATGACATAAGGTGCTAATAAAAAGTCTTTAATGTTTATTTGAGGGAATCTCTTAAAAAACATATCCAAACGTACACAAAGTATACCGTCTGGGGTTTTATCGAACCCTTCAAAGTCTTTACGCGCCTTCCAGGGCTTGTTTTTATGGCCTCTAGATACACTTAAATAGGTGTTGTAAACTTGTTCTACGCTCATTAATGAGCTATGATTTTAATATCTCTCTCACTACTTTGCTACGGCAAAGGTTGTTATTATATTTTAAAAACAACAGTATTGCTTCTCTTTCACTGTCAGTATCAGTTAATTCCATGAAAATCTTACGGTACGTTTTATTTTTGACTATAAAGGAAAATATAGTAACGTTATTGAGTTTTTTGTTGTGAATAATGGAACAAAATGAACCAAACTTAATAAGTTCCTGTTCCAGTTCATCTCTAGCGAGATTGCTTATCGGCGTCTCGATTATAGCTTCTTGTAATGCTCCTACAACACCAGACATATTACGCGGTTGGCGTGAGTAGTTTAGTGAAATTTAAGAACGTTTCCGTTACTTTTCCACCCGCTGCATATTCATGTCCGCCTCCTTCGCAGATTTTAGCAGCTAATTTTGACAAGTCTACTTCACATGACTTATTTTTGCGAAACGATACATGGGAGTTGTCTGAATTGACAAAGAAGACTATGTCAGCTGGGTGGGTGTTTAACATGTAGTCGCAAATCTCGTTAACAAATTTATTACCGTGTGTACCGTATATTTTACGCATTTTACCACCTACAGCAACTTCACCATGGAAAATCTGTAAGTTGTTTATGGCTTTATTCTTACGGTCAACGTATTCTTTTATAATAGCTTTTTCTTGAATGGTAAAAGCTCTAAAACCGTCGTAAAATTTATTTACAAATATCTCAGCACGCTGCATTGTAGAGGTACGCTGGGTATTAGTGTACAAACAATTCAATTCATAAGTTTCAGGTAATTTGAATTGATAGCAATCGTAATCGTCAGCTAATGCAATAAAGTACTTTTGTTCTTTAGTAAGTTTATCTAATTTACCCAAACTCTTAAAATGGTTATAAACTTTCTTAGCACATGAAGTTGTCTCAGTTACGCTAACTTCAGCATTTTTGTAAACGTCTTTTGCTTTAACGTGTGTTAAATGGTGATCAATAATAACAATATTTTTTCTGTCGACTAAGTCGCTATTTTTAGCAACATCTAAATCTAAAATATAAATCTTGTCAAAATCATTTGGGTTGTTTTCATTTAACCAATTTAAAAATTCTCTACGAAAATTAGTAACAGTAGTGGTTTTAAACGCAATTTGACCAGGCTTTGCATCTAACGCCCAGTGTAGGGTTAGTAATGATGTAACTCCGTCTATATCGAAGTCGGTAAAAACGTATATCTTGTTAAAGCTCACTATAATCTATTTAAACTACTTGCTGATAAATTCCAGCTTATTTTCCAGGTCCATAAGCTCATCTAATCCACCAGCGGATTTATTACCCGTTAAACCGATATAGCCTTTTTCTTCTGTTAAAGAGAGTGTAGTGTAGTCAATACGCATTGCAGTAGCAGCATGTTTAGGTCCTAAACGATTCTTTACCCCAGCTACTTTAATAACACCAGTTTCTTGATCGCCTGCTTCTTGATAAATAGCCCAAACAACGTCTGCAGTAAAAGCTACACCTAAAGATTCACTTACGGTATCCAGACTTGGTTTCTCCATACCTTCACGGTTGGTTTGAATAGCGCTAACTACAGGCATACTGAAAAAATATGATAATGCTCTTAATTCTTCTGCAGCCACTTTACCTTGTTCGTAAGAATTCTCACCTTGTGATGCCTTTATTAGTCCAAGATAGTCTATAACGAGTATATCCGGTTTTATCCCAGACTTTACTAAAGACTCAAGATAGGCCTTAATACCTGCTACAGTTATGGATTTCGGTGGGAATTCCTTAATAATTAACTTACGTTTATGTGTTTCTGTAACACCTTTAAAGTAAGAATCTAATGCACCGATTTGACTCTGCACATCGTTAATAGGGATTTTAGAAAGATGACTACTCAATCTCTTTGCATACATCATTTCAGGCATTTCAAGAGATATAAGAACTGTGGTAAGACCTTTTGCAGCCATATTAGCAGCTACATTACCTAAAAAGATAGACTTACCCACGTTAGTTGGTCCTAAGAACAAATAAAGCGCTCTACCGTTCTTCATTAAACCACCACCAATTTTGTCGTCAATAAAGCTCCAACCAGTAGGTATAGTTTCACTTTTTGTACCTAATTCACTGATTATCTTTTCGTATTCACCGAAAAAGTCTAAACCAATATCACTTGTTAAAGCTATATTACAAGCCTTTTCAAACATTGATAAGAACTTAGGGTAATCAGCTTTTTCTTTAGATACATCATCTACTATCTTTAATACAGTATTGTATACTGCTTTCTCTTTAAAGAATTGTTCTGTATTAGCAATAAGCTCATCCATATTAAGAGCAGTATCATATTGCTTGTATGTCGTAACTGTATCTTTAAATAGTTTTAGATCTTCTTCTTTACTGAGATACGTTTTGATCTCAGTAATAGTAGGTAGAGCTTTACGTTTAGTGTAAAAGTCTCTAATAATACCTATAACAAGTTTATTACCAGGATTCTTAAAATTTTCTGGTGCTAAATAATCTAATACTAAGGAAGTATAATAAGCATTAGTTAAACATTGACAGGCTACAATGTTTTCAAAGAAATCGCTATTGACTTGAAGAGAGTTTTTCTTCATTTGTACATTATATATTATAAAATAAAAAAGCTAAGGTTGCCCTTAGCTTTTCTTTTTATTCTTTTGTAAGCTCTTCAGCCTCGTCTAGAACCGGGTTACTTGACCCGTACCCGACTTTCTCTTTAAGAGTCTGTTCGAGCACCGGTAGTACCTTCTTATCCCAAAACTCGGTATCGTTTTCCCAAGTCTTTCTATAACCGATCTTCTCTCCATTGAACTGGAACGTAGAACCGGTTTGCTGTATAACACCAAACGCTACTGCCATATCAGCTAAGCCGGCATACCGACTTAAACCAGTACGGAAGTTATTGTATAGCTCTGCTTTTAAGAAAGCAGGAACGAAACGGTTTTTAACCGTCATTGCTGACAATGTAACACCGCTCACGTTATGAGCTACTGCGATTGATTCTTCTCCTTCGTTTTTATCAATCTTTTCGTTTCGAGTCGCAAGCTGAACCAACAAAGAAGCAAGATAAATAGGGCCAGAGCCACCGGACTGCTTTTTAACCAATTCAGGATAGAGTGAAGTTGGGTTGTCATAAATATGATTAGTAAAAAGTATAGGTACACGAGCCTTAGCTGCTTTAAAAGTTAAAGCACGCATCATAGACTTCATTGCTTTAGCCTTTGTACCCATATCTGCTGCATCCTTACCTTCTGT